GCACCTTGATAAATTAAGAGGTGTGTTCGCAAAAATAGATTTGACTATGGAGGCATTAACAAATGCACAAGGACTTGAAGACAGGGTTAACAATGCAGTTAACAAACTTATTGGCCGGATCGAAGACGAAACTACTCCTCCTAGCGATAAGCCCACTGATACTGGCAGCGTGCAGCAGTAGAGCACCTGAAGCTGAAGTAGTGGTTACTACTCAGTATCAGAAACAAAATATTCCAATTCAAGAACGCCCTAAAGCTGTGCAGTTTCCTCCAGTTGATTGGTTTGTTATTACAGAAGAGAACCTTGAAGAAAAGATTAAAGAGATTCAAGGTAAAACAGGCAATACCGTTGTATTTGCAATAACACCGAAAGGCTATGAGAACCTTGCTCTAGGCATCGCAGAGCTTCGTAGGTACGTCAAAGATCAGCAAGCCATCATTGTTTACTACGAAGAAGCGTTGACAGAAGAACCTTCAAAAGAAGAGCAACCTTCTAAAAAATAAAAAAAATATATTTGTTCAATAACGCGGCTTTTTAGTGTTTACTAGGAAGCCGTTTTTATATATAATACTACCTAAAAATCAAAGACAATCTAATTGCCCAACTGCATAAATGCGTTATGCGGTATTAATATTTTTATTCGAAAGAGGTGTTAAATGCTCAAAGTGGTTCCTAACAATAGAGATTACGATCTACGTGCTGTTATGTCAGACACAAAGTTTTATGAAGGCTATTCAAGATGGGATGAATCTAAAGATCGGTATGAAACGTGGGAAGAGTCGGTGGCACGTGTTATGGATATGCACCGCGACTACTATAAAGATAAAATGACACCAGAACTGTCATTAATGATTGACGAAGCCGAATCACTATACAAATTAAAGTATGCTCTAGGAGCGCAACGTGCACTACAGTTTGGTGGAGATCAACTACGTAAGCACCAAATGCGGATGTACAATTGTACATCAACATATGCCGACCGGCCTCGTTTTTTCTCAGAGTTGTTTTACGTTCTTCTATGTGGTGCTGGTGCAGGATTCTCTGTACAAGATCATCATACAGCACGTTTGCCTGACATCGCAGATCGTAAAAAGCAAGCTAAAGGTTGGGTCGTTGTAGATTCTGTGGAAGGTTGGGCAGATGCATTGGGTGCATTGATGTCGTCATATTTCACAGCAGATCAGCAATTCCCTGAAATGGCTGGCCGTAAGGTTTATTTTGATTTGAACTCTGTACGTCCAAAGGGCGCAATGATTAATGGTGGTTTTAAAGCTCCAGGTCCAGAACCACTCCGTAAGGCCTTGGATAAGATTGAACATCTGATTCAGTCTCGTGTGTTGAAAGGCGAGACACGCCTGCGTCCTATCGATGTATATGATATTGCTATGCATGCTGCTGATGCTGTGTTGGCTGGCGGTGTTCGTCGTTCTGCAACCATTTGTTTGTTCACAGCAACTGATGAAGAGATGATTAATGCTAAAACAGGCAACTGGTTCACAGACAATCCCCAGCGTGGTCGTTCTAACAACTCAGCTGTAATTGTGCGCGATGAGATTACTAGAGAACAGTTTAAATCTATTATGGGATCGATTAAAGAGTTCGGTGAACCTGGATTTTATTTTGTTGAAGATAAAGATTTTACAACGAACCCATGTGTTGAGATTGGCATGTATCCACAGATTGATGGACAGTCAGGATGGCAAGGGTGTAACTTGACAGAGATTAATGGCGGCAAATGCACAACTAAAGAAGAATTTTTTAAAGCGTGTCGTGCCGGTGCTATTCTAGGCACACTCCAAGCTGGATATACAGAATTCAAATACTTGGATGCAAACACAAAGAAAATCTTTGAACGTGAAGCTCTATTGGGTGTGTCTGTAACAGGTTGGATGAATAACCCAGATGTTTTATTTGATGCTGATGTTCAACGTGAAGGCGCTGAGATCGTTAAGCGAGTGAATAAAGAAGTTGCTGCATTGACTGGTATCAATCCTGCTGCACGCACAACATGTGTCAAGCCTTCTGGTAACGCATCCGTACTACTTCAGACTGCTTCTGGGATTCATGCAGAACATTCACCACGTTACATTCGCCACATCCAGTTGAACAAAGATACAGAAGTGGCTAAACTAATTGCTGAAAGCAATCCATATATGGTTGAAGAGTCTGTATGGTCAGCTAATGGTACTGATTACTGCATTGGCTTTCCAATTGTAGCTCCAGCAGGATCGTTGTATCGTGAAGAAACATATGGTACAGCTCTTCTTGAAAAAGTGTCTATGGTACAGAACAACTGGGTAGAAGCTGGTACAAACGTAGAACTTTGTGCTCAACCGGCTATTCGTCACAACGTATCAAACACAGTTACCGTACAACCTCATATGTGGTCTGAAGTAGAAGACTATGTGTATGACAACCGTTACTCATTTGCAGGAATTAGTTTCTTAGCTGGTATGGGCGACAAAGACTTTGCACAAGCACCTATGACAGAAGTACTTGATGAAGATCAAATTGTGGCAAAGTATGGTAAAGCAGCTTTGTTTGCATCTGGTTTGATTGTTGATACTCGTAAGTCAGGTTTCCGTGACTTGTGGGATGCTACGATGCAAGCTCAAATGCCAGAAGAGTACCGTGGTGAAGTTTCTGATCTAAACAAAGAATGGATTCGTCGCTACAATAAATTTGCTGATAATTACTTTGATGGTAGTTTGAAAGAAACAGAATATTGTTTGAAGGACGTTTTCTTACTTCACAAGTGGGTTAAGATTCAACAGAATATTAAACCAATTGATTTCGTATCACAACTAAATCAAAAAGAATTTACTGATATAGATACGATGGGCGCCATAGCGTGCCAGGGCGGTGCTTGTGAAATCACATTTTAAGGGGTCATAAATGGAAGAAGAATATTGGACAGAGTGTGATGCTTGCGAGTGTGAGACACAGGTCATGGTGATAGATAATGAGGAAGTTCCTCAGTTCTGTCCAATGTGTGGCACTTCTACTGAGTTTGAAACATTTGATTCTTAAAACTATAAATAGCCCCAGATAAGGGGCTATTTTTTTATGTGGATATATGAAGATAAAGAGTTTAACGAAACACCTGAAGAATATCAGGGTTTTGTCTATATGATTACCGAATTAGATACTGGAAAGAAGTATGTCGGTAAAAAATTCTTTTGGAAACCCAAGACCTTACCTATCACTAAGACCCGCAAGAGGCGCGTTAAGACGCGCGTAGAGTCCGACTGGCGCACCTATTTTGGTTCCAGTAAGGAAGTACAAACACTTGTAGAATCTAAAGGAATTGGTAATTTTAATAGAGAAATTCTCAAACTTTGTAAAACAAAGGGAGAGTGTTCATACTATGAAGCTAAAGAACAATTCGCAAGGGATGTTCTATTTAGCAACGAATACTACAACGAATTTATTGGTTGCAAAATACATTCAAAACACCTAAAAAAGTAATGTACATCCCCTGAAATAGTGTGTATAATAAGTAAGGGCATTACGCCAGGGACAGTATATAGGATTTACTATGATTATTATTGACTACAATGGCATCGCGATTTCTAATATCATTACACAGAAATTAGACATTGATGAGAACTTAATTCGCCATATGATTTTAAACTCTATACGTATGTATAGAACTAAGTTTAAAGACAAATTTGGTGAGGTTGTTATTGCAGGTGATGCTGGTGGCAATTGGCGTTATAAAGCATTTCCACAATATAAGGCCGCTCGTAAAAAAGGTCGTAAAGATTCCAAGATGGATTGGAACGAAATTTTTCGTGTGATTAATATGGTATGGGAAGAACTAGGTGAGCATTTTCCCTACAAAACTATTAAGATTGAAGGTTGTGAGGCAGATGATGTAATTGGCGTCTTAGTGGAAGATACACAAGAGTTTGGTAATCACGAAGATGTTATGATTATTTCAGCTGATAAAGATTTTGCGCAATTGCAAAAATATAATAACGTTTCGCAGTTTTCTCCTATGACAAAGAAATATATAAAGGTAGAGCATCCTAGAAAACAATTGCTGGAATTAATACTGAAAGGTGATGTATCAGATGGTGTACCAAACGTTTTATCAGGAGATAATGTATTCGTAGATGGTGTAAGACAAACTCCATTACGCAAGCCAATTATGGAGGCGTTGATGGAAGATCCTACCTCACAAGGACAGAATGTTTTTCGTAACATTCAACGTAACAGAAAGTTAATAGATCTTGAATCAACACCAGCTGATCTAAAACAAAATATTATAAATACGTTTAACAGCCAAGATAAGAAAGAAAATTCTAAGAAGGTTTTTCAATATCTTGTCGATAAACGCTGTCGTAGATTATTAGAAGACGTTAAGGAATTTATTTGATATGGTAAATAAAGTTACGTGGCGTGTACACGAAATTATAGAAAAAGCTTCTGCTGCTAAAACAAAGGCAGATAAGATTAAAATTCTTCAAGAGCATCAAAATAACTGGGCACTAAAAGATGTGCTCCGCGGTATATTTGATGATAGTGTTCAATGGCTATTACCAGAAGGTAAACCACCATATGAACCAGCAGAGGAATCTAGTGTTCCATCAAACTTACTCAAACATAATAGAAAATTTGCTAATTGGGTGAAAGGCGGACCAGGTGAAAAGATGCCTGCGTTCCGCCGTGAAAAACTCTTTATTGATACATTAGAGATTGTTCATCCCAAAGACGCTGAGTTGTTGTGTAATATGATTGATAAAAAACAACCAGCAAAAGGTATCACAAAAAAACTAGTACAGGAGGCATATCCAGGTTTAATTCTAAAATAATAATAACTATAGGAGAACCAATGAGTAAAATTCAGCTCGAAAGATTACGTAACGATTTACTAGAATTAGAACAATATATTAATAAGGTTGTAAAGAAAGGTAATAAGGACCTAGTGTCGAAACTCAAACGAAAACACGAGTTTCTTTCAAGTCGTATAGCTGAAGTCTCATAGGAGGAAAATAACTGTGTCAGCTGGTTATTTTTTATGTTATAATATAGTCAGCTGACATAGGATAAACAATGCCAAATTACACAATGATAAACATCGAGTCTGGTGAAGAGACAGATATGACTCTTTCTCTCTCAGAACGAGAAGCATTACTTGCAGAAGGCAAGTACAAACAAAAACTCTCAACAGCAAAATTTATATCAGGTCACGGTGACACTGCACGTAAAATGGCAGGGACCGAATGGAACGATATGCTGAAGGGTATTAAGAAAAAATCAGGTCGTGGTAATACAATAGAGACATAATGAAAAAACGAATTAAAACAGTGAACAATTCCATGACTGTACGTTTAGATGATTTACTACAGTTTGACCCAATTACTTTAAACCAAGAGAAAACTTATGCAGCATGGGATGAAGGATATAATCTTGTATTAACAGGAACAGCAGGTACAGGTAAAACTTTTAATGCATTATATCTCGCCCTTGAAGACGTACTAGATAAAGATACTGATTATGATAAATTAATTATTGTGCGATCTATGGTACCAACAAGAGATATGGGATTCTTACCAGGAACTAAAGCTGAAAAAGAAGATGCATTTACCACACCGTATAAAAACATATGTTGTGAGCTATTTGGCGATAAGGCATCTTATAACAAAATGCTTATTGGTGGCCAAATTCAGTTTGAGTCAACATCTTTTATACGTGGTACCACATTTGATAATGCTATTATTGTTGTCGATGAAATGCAAAACTTAAACTTCCACGAACTTGATTCTGTTATAACACGCGTAGGTAGATCTACAAAAATTATTTTCAGCGGTGATTATAAACAGAGTGATTTTAAATACGATGATGAAAAGCAAGGTATTGTTAAGTTTCTACAGATCGTAGAGCAGCTTAAGAATTTTGAGATTATAAATTTTGGTTGGGAAGACATTGTCCGATCAGATTTTGTAAGAGATTATATTATGACAAAAGAAATGCTAGGTTATTAAAGGAAAGGCTAATGGCAAAATATTCACGTTTCGACCCCCGCAACAAAAACCGTGGTAAGCATAAAAGCGCATCACTGGAAAAAGAGTTTCGTATCCGAGAAGTGGCTGATAATAATTCAAAACAAATGTTAAATGAAGTTATGTATGATGACAAACACGATTATGAAGAACTCGACAACCAGCAATTACAGGGATAATCTTCCAGACTTTGTACATAAATTTTCTGTAGAAGATCACAACTATTGGAAACCAAAGTTATTAGATTCAATAGAATTAATGAAAAAAAGATGTAATTCTAAACCAAATAAAGAAGGTTACTATTATGACTTTAATGAACCTGAACCTAGGACTTACAAAGAATTGGTAGATAATATATTATTTGAATTTAATAATATAATTTGTGAAAAATATGGATTACGTGCAGCAGGAACTGAGACTCCTAAACATCCTAATCAAGAGATACAATATTGGTATCAACAATACTTTAAAGGTTCTAGTTTTGGTTGGCATCAACATAGCGGTCATTGGGCTTTTGTTTACTATGTAG